CCAGTCGATGCCGGTCCCGGGGAACTGGATCACGATCTGCTCGATCCCGGCCCCGAAGAGCACGAGCCCCGTCAGGAGCGCGGTCGTGGCGCTGCTGTACCAGAGCCACAGATCGACGAACATGATGACGTTGTTCGGCGCCACCGTGGTGGGATTGAGCACGAAGTTTGCGGTGCCCACGTACATCTTGACGGTCTTGGCGTTGGCATTGGCCGCGAACGTGAACACGCTGCCGATCTGCATGCCGCTGTTAGCCACGACGGTATCGGCCGGGACCGTCCAGCTCTGGAGATCGTCCTCGCCCGTCAGCACGTTGCCGACGCCGGTCGTGGACACGAAGCCGCGCGTGGTGAGCGCGAGCGAGCCCGCCCCGCCCGTGACCACGAGACCGCCTGCGCCAGTGATCGTCGCCGGCACCGGGGCATTGCCCGTGGAGCCGATCGCGAGCTGCCCGTTCGTGAGGGCGGCAATGGAACGCGGGGGCGCACTGCCGCCCGTGCCGATCACGAGGCCGTTGTACGTGAGCGGGCGCGCATCCGCCATCTAGGGCGCCTCGGGCTCGCGCTGGAGGCGCGTGGTCAGGTCCGTCACCTCGGCCTCCACCTGGTCGATCTGGGCGCGCACGTCCTCGCCGAGCGGGCCGGGGAGATCGGCATGGCGCAGCGTGTCCAGGAGCGCGCGGAGCTTGGGGGGAATGAGACCGGCCATCAGGACGCCGCCTTGAAGGTATGGATCACCATCAGATCCTGGAGGATGTCGCCGGTGGCGGTGGCTTCCCCGGTAAACTCCACCACGCGCGCGTTCGCCCCAATATGCGTGACCGTCTCCGTGCCGCCGGCATATTCGAGCACGCCCCCCGTCCCCGCTGTGGCCCCGGTCACGACCATGGCCGAGATCGTGAGGCTTCCCGTCCCTGCCGAGCTGTAGAGCGCCAGGATGTTCACGTCGGCATATTTCCCGCTAGGCGCCGCCGTCGTGGGGTTCATCACGATCGCGGTCTCCCCGCCCGTGCCGCTCGCGGCGCGTGATGGGTAGAAGCGGAGTGTCTTGGTATTGCCGTTGGCATCGAACCCCACCCGCGCGCGGAGAATGTACCCGTCGCCGGTCGCGCTCATGGTGCCGGCGGGCATGGTCCAGGTATGCAACACGTCCTGGCCGGTGAGGACGTTAGTGATGGTGGCCCGGCTCGCGTACCCGGTGCGCATCGCGCCCGCAATCTGCGTGTTGAGCGCGACGAAGTTGGCGTTCACGTCGGCTGAGCGGATGGTGGTCGCTGCCGTAAAGGTGGTCAGGGTGGCCATCAGGGCGTCCTCGGGCGACGAATGTGCCGCCGGTCACGGTAGAAGCACTCGTAGCCGAGCCAGGTGAAGGGCTGGTTGGGCTCGAGATTCTGCACGGTGAACTCCACCACCTCGCCGAGCCCACTGAGATCGAGCCGGATGATCCCCGTCCCGGAGGCCCCAATGTCCCACAGGTTCTGGTCCCACTGCGCCTGATCCCACAGGCTGGCGCCCGAGGTCAGCAGCGGCGCGGTGTACACCTGCCCGCCCGTCATGCCGAAGTCGAATGACGTGCTGATCTGGATGTTCCCCGTGTCCTCGGTGGAAAAGTAGAAGAAGGCGTAGCGCACGGACTTCTGCACGCCCGGCTCGCCGAGATCGGTGATGTGCGAGGCGATGCCGCTGATCGCCTCCGTCGAGCCCGAGGAGCGGTTCAGGCAATACACGAAGCCGTCGTAGCCACCCGCCCAGACTTCGCGTGCCCCGGTCGTGGGATTGCGCACCGTGAACAGGCTCGCGTAGGCCGTGTTCGACCAGACCGACCACGCCTTGAGGAGCATGTCGTAGACCAGCATCGTGTCGTTGGTGCCGCCGCTATTGGCGCAGAGCGCGAGGTACAGGAAGTTATTCTGCGAGTCGTACGCCACCGCCGCCGTGTTCAACTTGTCCAGCGCGAGGGATTCGTCGGTGTCGAGGCGGAAGTAGTTCTCGACCTTGTCGGAGACGAACGCCTCCTTGAGGTCGCCGAACTGCTGCGTCTGCGTGAGGTTGTGGCCGCCGAGCTCGGAGACGTACCACACGTCGTTCAGCGCAAAGACCGCCCCCTGCGAGGAGATCGCGCCCACCGAGCCCACCGTGGGGACCAGGTGATCCGCCACCGTGTAGCCCGTCACGGGGCCGATGCCCTGGAGGCGATACGGCCGGCGACCCTTCAGGATCACCAGCTCTTGGACGCTGCTCACGAGGTCCACGATCGTGGAGTTGTCATTGGGCTCCACGTCCATGAACCCGGCATCCGTGGTGCCCGTCCAGCTCACCGTGTTGTTCAGCGCCGACCAGTACAGGCGCGACGGGACCGCGCGCGCCGTCATGAAGGCGCGGTTGCCGTGCATCACGATGACCTGGCCCGTGGCCGGGGGCGAGCCCGCCATGTTCTGAAACGTGGTGCCGTCCCAGGTCATCGGCGCGTCGTAGCCGTTCGTGATGTGCAACAGGTCGTTGTAGGTCGCGAAGCGGTAGCGCACCCCGGCATTGGTGGACTTGCCGGTCGCGAGGTTCGCCGTGGTGCCGTCGGTGAGGATCTTCACCACGCGGCCGTCGGAGGTGCCCACCACCTGGTAGTCGGTGCCGCTGGACAGGCGGAACTGCGTGCCGCCGAGGATCTTCACGGTGGCGCCGAGCGTAGTCGCGTTGATCGCCACCTTGCCGAAGCGCTTGGTCACGCCGCCATCGGTGGTGTAGATCATGTTCGTGGCCTGCGTGAGGCGGTTGCTGTTCTTCATGCGCGACAGGCGCAGCGGGGTCGTCTTCACGTCGAGCCCGCCCGCGAAGCTGTCCACGCGAAAGGACTTGAGCGCCTGACCGTAGAGGACGGGGGGCGCCATCAGCAGAAGAGGCCTTCCGCCACTTCGGTGTCCTGCGTCTGGCGGGCGTGGCTGCCGACGAAGCGGGCCAGGGTCGCCTCGGCGGCCTGCTGCCACATGAGGAACGAGCTGTCGCGGTCCTTCATCTGTGCGCGCGCCGTCGCGTAGTCCACGACCGCGAGCCACAGCGGCTGCGGCACCTGGAGCGTGTCCGTCGTGGCGCTCAGCGTGCCCAGGATCGGCGTGTAGGTCAGCTTCAGGTCCAGCGCGCGGTTGGCCTTGGGCGCGACGACCAGCGTGCGCTCGCCGATGAGATCACAGAGAAAGCCGCTCGGCTCCTGCGCGTCCGTGGTCGCGAGCAGCGCGCGGAACGCGGCCGAGGTCATGTCCGCGAAGGCGAAGGTGACGGTCTCATATCCGCTCGTGATGCACTCGATGAGCTTGAGTTCGTCCATGTCGGGTGGCAGCGTGTAGCTCGTCGTGCTCGCGGCGATGGCGAAGCCAGCGGTCGAGTACGCCTCGCCGAGGATGGTGACTGAGCCATCGGTGGAACTGCGCTGCACGTCGAAGTAGTCGCTCTTCAGCGCCTTCACGCGCGACCAGACCATGTGCTGCGCATCGTCCAGTCGCGCGATTAGCTCTGTGTCGAGCCAGAACGCCTCCTCGCGCTCGTCCAGGTTCTGGCGCACGGCGAGGAGCAGATCGGCGACCGTCTTGCGCGGGGCGGCCATCAGGCGGTCACGCTCCGGCGGTCGTAGGTCACGAAGCCGTCGTGCTCCGTGCGCAGGGGGTTGTCACCCGCGACATGCGTGCTGATCTGGCGCTTCGTGTCCCAGGCCAGGCGGTCGTAGATTTCGCGCGCGCCCTGCTCGTTGATCGTGTCCCACGCGCGCTTGGTCTCGGCCTCCTCCTCGGCTTCGGCGGCGTCGAGGCGGCGCAGCAGTTCGTCCTTCGCCTGGTGCGCCTCCAGCGTCAGGTGCTTCAGATGCGCGGCGATGAAGTCCCACGGATACTCGATCGGGTGGCGCAGCTTCGTCACGTAGCAATAGCCCTGCCGCCAGCCATCCCAGGCGTCCAGCGCGCGTGGCGTGGTGCCGAAGGCGCTCGGCTTCTCGGCGAGCCAGCCCGGCTGCCGCTCGCGCGCCTTCACCTCGATGAGCCAGCAACGCTGATGCGTGGCCCAGCGGATGCGGAGATCCTTGTCGAAGCGCGAGAGCTGCTGCACCAGCGACATCGGCGGAATAGGATTCATGGCTTACCCGTGTGCCGCATGGTGGTGATGCCACATGGTGAGACTCCCCGTGCCACCGCTACCCCCGGCCGCGATGATCCCGCTGCCGCCGCGCCCAATGGTGCCGCGGTCGGCGGCGTCGAGCGTGCCGTCGGGCACGATGATGGGCGGATGCCAGGGGCGCGCGATGGAGACGATGGCCTTGCGCTTGCGCTCGGTGTCGATCATGGCCCCGCCACCGCTTCCGCTTCCGTGTAGGTGGTCGCGTCGTCGGTCAGCGCCTTCTTGGTGATGACCACACCCGCGTCGTTGCTGAGCGTCATGCTGGAGCTCGTCACGGTGATCTGATTGCGCAAGGCCATATACAGCAGCATCAGCGCCGTCGCCACCGTGGGCGTCGCCGCGGGGGCGGCCTGGGCCAGCTCCGCGATCTGATCCACGCGGATCACGTCGACCACTTCCGCGTTCACGTCCGCCTTGGCCTGCGCGGCGAGCGAGCCGACAGAGCCGACGACGTTCCCCGTGACGTTGCCACCCACCGCGCCGGTGACGCTGCCGACGGCGCCGGTCACCGAGCCCACCGCCCCGGTGACGGAGCCCACGGCGCCGGTCACGCTGGCCACGGAGCCCGTGAGGTTGCCCGTGAAGGTAGTCGTGAGCGCCGTGGTGACCGTGGTGGCGGCGTTCGTGCCCGCGATGAACACGCCCCCCGCGGCGCCCGGCGTGGCGGCGGCCACGTTGTTGATGTTCTTCACGTTGGCGTCGAGGATGCCCGCCGTCGCGGGCGTGGACACGGCGGTGCCGAGAATCTGCGTCATGCTCACGTCGAAGAGATCGGTGCCCAGGATCATCGCGTCATAGATGACGGCGGGCAGGACCATGAACTCGTGGAAGACGGGACAGTGATTGGTCGCGTCCGTGATCGCCAGGATCATGCGCCCGAGCCGGTTGGTATCCGCCGCCGCCAGCTCGAGCGAGTAGAAGCCCGCGTCGTCGCCCGTGATATGCACGAGGTCGTTGGAGGTGCCGGAACTCGCGCCCGTGATGTCGAGGACGAGCGTGGGCGCGCTGCCCGCGTCCGTGTCGGCGGCGAGCGTGATGTGCTCGTTCGTGGCGGTCAGGGCGGTCTTGGGCGTGAGGCCGTCGGTCCCGAGGAATGGTCCCACCGTGATGATGACCGCCGTGTTCGTGCGCAGGTGTCTCATGCCCAGTGCTGCCGGTGGCTGACCAGGAGGGGCGCGATGCTCGCGCCGCCCTGCGGGGGCATGAGCGCGATCTCCATGAAGCCCTTGCGCGTGTTGGCGACGGCGGTCGCCGTGAAGGTGCCCGTCGCGCCCGCCGTGACGAGGGTGCCGGTCCACACGCCGATGCCGCCGCCGTTGCCATCGGTTGTCGAGTCGTCCGAGCGCTCGGCGACGCTGCCGAGGTTCGTGTTGGCCTCGCTCCCCCAGCGGGCGGTGCCGATGTCGGTGTCCGTCGTGCTGACATAGACGATGAGGCAGTCATTCACCGTCGTCGTCATGGTCGCGATGCTGAGCGAGTTGTCGAGCGTATCGTCGATGCTCCCCGCGGTGATGTTCCAGGGATTGCCGCTCGTCTCGCAGCCCGTGAAGGCGTGGATGATCGCGCCCACGTGGTTCGATTCCGCCGTGACGCTGATGGGGTCGGTCTCCGCGCCGCTGTCGCGCTTCCAGAAGCAGTTCATGCGGGTGATCGTGGTCGTCGTGACCTGGTTGGAGTTCGTCACCTCCACCCAGCCGCCGGGGATGGTGGGCGTCAGGCCCGAGGTCTCGGTGAAGAGCAGCAGGATGTCGTTGGCGGCATGCCCGGTCGGCAGCGAGACGGACACGGCCGAGGTCAGCCCGTGGGCGAAGGCGCCTGCCGCCCGCCAGGTGGGCAGGGCCATGGTGCCCTACCCCTGCAGGACGGCTTGGAGCTGTCGCTTGGACTCGGCGAGTGCCGTGCGCTGCGTCTGGAGGGCGGCGGCGATCGCGGCGGCCTCGCGGTCGGCCTCCTCGCGATAGGCGGCGAGCTGCGCCTCGGCGAGCGCCTTGGCCTGCTGCGCGGCCGTGGTCTGCGCCTTGAGCGTAGCCAGCGCCGATTCGGCCTGCGCCCGCTCCTTGGCGACGGCGTCGGCCTTGGCCTGTGTCACGCGCGCCACATCGGCCAGCGCAGCCTGCATCTCGCGCTCGTACTTGGCCTGCGCAGCCGTGATCGCGGCCAGCGCGGCATCCCGGGCCTTGTAGGCCTCATCGCGGGCGCGCTCGGCCTGCTCCTGCTCTTTCTTCGTGGCCTGCAGGCCACGCACCGCGATCTGCGCGCGCTCCATGAACTGGAGCTTGGCGATCTCGCGCGTGAGAAAGGCGTCGAACTCCTCGTTCGTCATCGGGACTACCGGATGATCCTGCGCCATGGGCTTATCCATCCCGCGACATGAACACCACGATGTTGACGGGCAACGACGACTGATCCTCGCTCCCCACGAACCGCAGCATCCCGCCGCCTGTCGCGCTCACCGGCATCGTGATGCACGTGCTTTCCACGATGCCCGGCAGCGCCACGAACGTGGCGAGGGCCAGATCCGTTACCTTGACATCGGTCCACACTTGGGTGGCTTCCACGGTCTCCGAGGGCTTCAGCGCCTGGATCTTCGCCGTGGCCCCGGTGCCCACCAGCGCGGGCATGTGAATCTGCAACACCTTGACCCCGGCGGGCACGCTGAATGGCTCGCCATTGACGGTCTCGCCTGACGCGGGCATGAGCGGCCGGGCTACGATGCCGTTCCATGCGAACTTCGCCCCCGGGAAGGCCATTAGGCGGCGGCCCAGACGCCGATTTCGGCGATCATGTACCAGCTCGTGATGCCGTCGCTGACGAGCGTGCAGGAGTCGCCGATCACGTTCGTGGCAACGGTATTGATGAGGATGCCCGTGGTGGCGGTGGTGGCGAGCGCTCCCCCGGTCTCGGACGGCTGTGTCTTGCCGATGATGTTATCCCCCGTGGCCACGGCGACCGTGATCTCGCCCGTCCCGTGGCCGCAGACGAACGTGTACTCGAGGCCGGGCGTGACGGCGGCGGGCAGCGTGAAAATCTGGTCCGGCGACTGGGTGGCCTTCGTGGCGATGTAGACCGTCCCACTATCGGCCGCTGTGATCGTCACTGCCGCCACGCCGACCACCACGACGCGCCGCCGGCCGGTCTGCGCGCCGGTGAAGGCGGTGGGGCCGCTGAAATTGGTCGTGCCGCTCAGCGTGGTCGTGCCCGTGAAGGTCTTGGCGCCGGCCACGGTCTGGTCGGAGGCATTGTCGATCACCTTCCGGGTGGACCCGCCGGCGCGGAAGACGAGGTTGTGCGTCGCGGACTCGACGGCGATCGCGCTCGAGGTCTCGCTCGCCGGGAGATCAGCCGTCCCGATGATGCGCTGGATATGCGTTTCGGGCGCGTCTTTGGGCATGGGGTTACCTTGCCGCCCCGACACCAGGACGCGCGGCGCCGGAAGGAGGAACTCCGCGAGCATCGGAGCGGCAAGCGAAGATGCGGTCGTAGTTCTGGCGGTACGCCTCCTGCGATGAGCGCGAGCCCTCGCCCACCACAGCGAAGTGGTGGCGCTCGAACTTGGCCGTCTTGTCCTGCGCCTGGAGGTCGAACTGGTCATGGCGCGCCCGCAGCGCGGTATCGGCCGCTTGTCGGCGCACCGTCCGCTCCGCGTCGGCGTAGTGCTGGCCCCAGGTCGGCATTACAGGTGCGCCCACGACCACTCGAGGTTGGTGAACGCGCCGCACGGGCACTCGGCCATCGGCGGGGTCGCCACGCACTCGTGGTCGCCGCGCGCATCCTGGCTGCGATGCGCGAGCTTGCGGCCCTCGATGAAGATCCGCTCGTCCTGCGCCGCCCGGTCGTGCCGGTCTTTGTCCCGCTGGGCCATCATGTGGTCCCTACGAGGGCTGCGCGGCCAGCGCCACCGGCCACGGTCGCCACCCACGAGTTGACGATGTCGCCCTCGCCCGCGACGCCCGTCGCCGCTTCCCAGCCGAGCGCGGTGGTCGCGCCGGCCACGGAGGTGGTGATGTTGCGCAGCGTGGCGTTCGTCCCGTTGGCGGTCATGTCGATTTGCGCGCCCAGGTTCGTCACGACGCCCCCGCCGCCGATCTGCACGTGCCCGGGGCCGATCACCATGCCCGTGGCCCCCGCGCCGCCCGAGATCGTCTCGTACAGGCTCGTCACCAGCGTGTTGGCGGTGTGCATGTGAATCCAGTTCTGCATGATGCCGCCGATGCTCGAGGCCGCCACCTGGTAGAAGGGGCCGATCGCGGTGTTCGTCCGCATCAGGAAGTCTTCGAACGTGGTCGCCAGGCACGCGCCCGTGTCCTTCATGAAGATGGTGCCGGTGCTGGCGGTGATGCCGCGCGCGTCGTAGGTGAAGTCGTGCAGCCACCAGCCGTCCGCGCCCGCCGTCGCCCGCGCGAACATGATCCCCGCCGTGAGCGGCACGAGCCGCAGATGCGCGATCTCCACGTTGTCGGCGGCGGCCGTGGGGCCGAAGCAGAGGTCGACGCCCGCCACGATGGAGGCCGACTGGCCGCGGCGGCGCTTGGAGCCCATCCACCGCGCGTCCGACTTGTTCATCACGATGGCGGTCGCGGGCGTGTAGGTGCCCGGGCAGAAGTACAGGATGTCCCCGCGGAGGCTGACCATCGCGTCCTGCGCGGCCTGCAGCGCGGCGGCGTCGGTCGCGCCGGCCACGGTCGTGGTGCCGCCCGGCGTGTAGAAGACGCGGTTGGGATTGCGCTCCTGCCAGAGGTCCAGCGCCCCCGTGCCATCGGCCTGCGTCCACCCGGTGGTGGAATAGTCCGAGTCGACCAGGTAGAAGGTCTCGCCGAAGTCCTGGTGGGCGATGAGATCCTTGAGATTCGGTGCCATGCGCTACCTCCTAGACGGCCTTAACTGGCTCGGGGGCCAGGGGTGCCCTTACCACTCCATCCCGGAATCGCCGGGCGCGTGCTGCGTCCTACCCGTAGAGGATCCACACGTCGGGGGGAACCGAGGGCGCGCTCGACGTCTCCGACGCGCTCGAGGAGGCGATGGTCATGCCCGTGTCCCACAGGCGCTTCCACGACTGGCCGAAGAACGCCACGGCCGTCACCTCGTTGTTCGTGTTGCCCAGCGGGATCGTCATCCACGCATCGACGCCGACCGTGACGCTGCCGCTCTGCACGTTCCAGAGCTGCACGTAGGTGACGGCGGCGCCGTGCTGCAGGCAGATGATCGCCAGCGGGCGGGCGCCCGCCGTGGTCGTCACGTCCTGCTTGGTCGCGGCGATGGCGGGGAAGGCGTACAGGCCCACGCTGTCGGCGGCCACGATGTCGGGCGGCAGAAAGCGCGTGATGGCCTCCACGGCCCCGCGCACGCCCTCGGGCAGATAGGCCATCTGGTTCTTGAAGTTCGCGATCGCGGTGACGTTGGCCATGGGGCTCAGCTCCTTCCAGGGGGAATGGTCGTGATGGCGCCCTTGCGGCCCTGGCGGTCGCGGGGTTGCTCGTTGGGGGGAATGCTCAGGCGCTGCAAGCGGACGGGCTCGGTGCGAAACAGCGGGGCGTCCGAGCCCTCGATCACATCCGGGTCGCGCTCGATGGGGGAGCAGTCGGCGATCTCGGGGCCGTAGAGCTCGATCATCGACTTGGGGCAGTTGCGGATGCCGAAGCGGTTGACGAACTGCGTCGGCTGCTCGTCGGTGGCCTTCGTCCAGACCTGAAACTTGCTCTTGCTGAACAGCCACTCGGCCACGAACTTGGGGAAGGCCATGTGCGTGACCGCATTGCCCTCCTCGTCCACGAACGGAAACGCGATGCCGTCGAACGTGAACTCGGCGTCTTTGCCGCCGAGGCCGCAGCGATCGACCAGCATCAGGCTGCTGTAGATGTCGACGTTCTGGAAGTCGCTCATGGCCTAGTCGACATGCACGACCACGGTCGTGGCCGTTACGCCCTCGAGCTTGAAGCTCTTGTTCGGGTACTCGTTGTGGAAGTTCTGCCAGATGCGATACGCGGCCTCCCACTCGTCGGTGAAGGTCGCGCCCACGCCGACGGGGCGCAGGATCGCGCCGTCGTCGTTGATCCACTCCCCGGGCACTTCCACGAAGCGGACGAGCGTGGAGGTGTCGAGGCCGTAGAAGACGTTGTAGTCGGCGTACTTGTCGACCTCGATCTCGATGCCGCCGAAGGTCATGTTGCGGCCCTTGGCGGCGCGGGTGCCCGCATCCGGGCTCATGAGATCGCCCCCCGCGTAGCGGCGGCCGTCGTCCATGAGCTGCAGATACGCGCGGCGCACGGCGTGGTGGCACGCGAACAGATCGATGTTGCCCCCGCCGCGCTGCTCGGCCACGTCCAGGCCGCGCTGGATCACGTCGGCCGACAGCGCCCCCACGGGCGCGGAGGCGCTGCCGATCAGCGTCGAGGCGAAGATGGGATACGTGGTGCGGTTGACGCCGTGGAGCGTGGCGACGTAGGTGCCGTCGTCCACCAGGCCGCGCAGGCCCATCGGCTCCTTCGCGTAGCTGGTGCCCGAGACATCCGACACGCCCGCCACGTTGGCGCGGACCACGTAGTCGTTGTCGCCGATGGCCGAGGCGAGCGTGCTGCCGGTGGTGGCGGTGAGGCCGGTCGAGGCGACGGCCACGATCGTCTCGTCCGCGGAGGCGACCAGCGCGCCGGTCAGGGGCGCCACGAAGGTGATCAGCTCGCCCACGTTCAGAAAGCGCGTGCCGTTGATGGCGCCGGCGGCGCCGCCCGGGGAGTCGACGTTGAGCGTGGTCGTGGTCGTGTCCACGCTGACCAGCGCGAGCACGCCGCGGCCGTCGGACCAGACCATGCGCCCGAACTCGTTGACGAAGCCCTCGACGAGCCCGTCCTGCTCCTGCTGATACGCGGCGGCGAAGGCGCCCTTGCTCGAGGCCGAGTGCTTCATGGCCTGGCTGGTGAGCCGGATGCGCCCGCCGACATACCGCATCGGGATCGACACGGAGGTGTAGCTATTGCGCCCCGGCGTGGGGAACGAGCCGGACTCGGCGTAGGCGCCGATGCCCTGGTTGCGCCCGGTGCGGATCGGGTACGTCACTTGCCGGCCGCCCCACGGGTTGGCGTCCTTGTCCTGGAAGCGGCGGTACATCTTGGCGCGGGTGACGATCTGATCGCGGATCGCCCCCTCGTACCAGTCCTTGAGGACGGCATCGTAGGCGGTGGTGTCCTGGCCGGCCATGCTGACTCCTGTCGGGGCCCTACCCCAGTCGCGCCATCAGGTCGGCCTCGGCGCCGGCGTGAATCTTCGCCATGGAGCCGCGGGGGTCCTTCGGATCGAACTTGGGAATGGGCGGTGACCCGGGGGCGCTGCCGCCGATGCGTGGGGGCAGGTTCCGGGTGGCGGTTTTCGTTTGGGCAAGCGAGGCCCGCGCGCGCTGCGCGTAGGCGTCGACCTGCTGCTTGGCGAGCTTCAACGCCTCGGGCAACACGCGCGTATCGCCCCGCTGGAAGGCCTGCAGGGCCTGCGGGGAGCGCGCGATGATCGAGGCGACGTGATCGTTGAACTCGGCGAAGTCCTGCGCGGTCGCAAACGTCATGCCCGCCGCGGTGGCCATCTGGTACAGCCGGCCCTCCTCGCTGCGGGCGAAGTTGAGCGCCGTGGCCTGCTGCAGCCCGGCGATCTGCTCGCGGGCGTCGATGACCGCCTGCGCGAGCGCGGGGGCGGCCTTGGCGAGCTGCTGGAGCTGCCGGTGCTCCGGGTCATCGCTCTGCAGCTCGCGCAGGGCCTTCATCGCCGCCTGCCGCTCCTGCGCTTCCTGCGGCGTGCGCGGCACCTGATTGACCTGGGCCTGGAGCTGGCTCTCGAGCGCCTGGAGGCGCTGGGTGGCCTGCTGCAACTGCTGCTGGTGCAGCAGCGCGGCTTGCTCGGCGGCCGCGGCGCGCGCTTCCGCCTGGCGATAGCCCGTGTTGACTTCGTGGAAGCGCTCGTAGGGAACGGTGGGCTGGGTGCGCGGCGCAACCTGCTCGGTGTTTAGCGTCCCCGCGGACGATGCGCCGTCTTGGACTTCGGTGCCGGCGGGCGACTCCGGCGTAACGCCCTGGTCAAACCCTTCCATGCTGGCTCGCAGCCGACGCCTTGGTCGCGGCGGTGCGCGCAACGAACAAAGCCGCCGAGGAGTCTCCCCCTCAGCGGCCTTGGTCCGCTACGTGTGGCCCAGGGCCCCAAAGAAGCCCCAGCTTTCGACCCCCCCGTCGGGGAGTGCCCAGTGGAATCGGTCGTGCTAGAGCGTGACGGGTCCTCCGCGGCGCGCTTGTGCGCGGTCGATGAGGCCTTGCAAGCCGCCGACGTGTCCCGCGCCGCCCACGCCAAAGCCGGTGGGCTGCGTCACGTCGCCGCCGTAGGGCATATCCGTGGTCGGAGCGGCGGGCGCGGCCGGATGGCCGAAGCGGCTCCGCAATTCGGGCGTCAGCGTGCGGTTCACGATGCCGCGGGGCCGCTGCGCGTCGCGGCCCGCGTTGAACGCCTTCGCGCTGCTGCGGCCCATCGCCGTGCCGGGGATATTGCCTGAGGGCGCGGCGCCGGGGCCCGCGATAAGACCTTGAAGGCCGCCGATCTGACCCTGGAGTGCGGCGGCGGTGGGCGCGCCACCGAGAATCGCCTCGGGCGAGGTGCCCGCCGCGTAGGTCGGCGCGACATTGCTGCCCCAATCCGACATGATCGCGTCGGGGCTCATCCCGCCGTAGCGCGCGCCGATGGCGGCCTGCGTGCCGGGCGTCTGCGCGTTGTACGTGTCCGTCCAGCTCTGCGGATAGGGGCCCGTGTAGCCACCGCCGGGATCGGTCACGTTGCCCAACGGGCCACCGGGATCCCCTGACGGGCGCGCGCGGAGTGCCATGGCTGCTAGTTGGTACGCGCCGGCGCGGGCGGTGTCAATTGGCGTCCGATCAGACACTGGCGTCGCGCGCGGATGAAATTGGCCCGGTCCATGCCGATGGCCTTCGCCGCCTTATGCACGGAGCCCGCCTCCGCGATGAGCGC